TTCAAGTTTACTATTAGTAACATTACGTAGATCAATTCCCCGACTTACCCCCGCACCGGATGCTATTTGTTTAAGCCCTGTAATGCGAAGTCCTATAATATGTAGGTAGTTGCAATCTTCAATTACAAGGGCTGTGGGGTCGCTGACAGTAGGTGTAATGTTGTTTAAGTCAAAAATGGGGTATTCGCCCGGATAGGCGGAAATAACAACAGGGGCGGCAGCATTACCGTTTATATTTTGAAGATAAAGGTGCGACCAAGCATTATTACCTTGCGTGGACACGTATGTGCCACCCCTGATGAATACCTTATCACCCGCAGAGAATTGCAAGGTGTTTATTTTGCTCAAAGTTTTAAAAGGTAACGCTTCTGTTCCAGGATTACTGTCCTTACCGCTTGGGGAAATATAATATATCATGGCGAATATTTTTTATAGATTTTCCAAAGGCGGTAACCAACGTACCCGATATTCAAGAACAAAAGCCACCAGAACAATGCAGGAATCCTGTATTTAATTTTCGGTGGTGCCTGAATGATTTTTACTTCAGAATGATATTTCTCGAGGCTTTTTATTTTCGTGGTAAGATTTTTAATTACCATATTCAGGCTGTCCGTTTTGCAGTCAACACGGAGACGGTTATCCTTAATGCTTACTGATGCTGTTGTTCTGCCGTTTTTTGACCCAAGGGAACGGAAAATATTTACGCCTGGGCAGGGGATAGAATCTTCAATTATTACCGTATCTCCGGGGATTGTAATTGTGGTATCCCGGTAAATAGTAGTATCCTTTTGAATGATGCTATCCTTTGTTATTACCTGCGGGGGGAATTTTTCAAAGCATCTCCTTTGGGTAGCGCACCCCGAAAGAACTGCAATTATCGCAATAAAAAGATATTTTCCTTTCATTTGTGTTCGATGAAATAAATTATCAATCCAATAAGGCCGGTCGTAAGTATTCCAATGACAACTTTGACGAGATCGGTATATGACTTAGTGAGAATCTTATGTTCCTCCAATTCGGTCAATCTTTTGTCATGATCTTCGAGAATATATGCGATTCCCTTATTGTTGTCGAATTTCGACCCGAGAAGAAAGTCCTTCATCTCTTGCACATCCTTTTGCGTACTATCGATCTTATCCAAAAGTTCTTTAAATTCATACATAGCTTTTACGGATAAACACGGATTATAATTTGTGCGCTGTTAACAAGGTTATCCTCCCAATTTTGCGAAATAGAATTAACAGAACTAATAAGTACTTCACCAGAAGTAAAACATGCTGCCGATAATACGTATGTGTCGCCCGGAACGTCACCAGTAGTAATTTGAACAATAGTTTTCCCCGGTGTAAAACCTGGCCAGTATGCGCTGTAAGAGCCAGCACTTTCTCTGCTCCACGTTACCGGCCCCAGCTCATTTTGCAACACCGTGGCCACCGGCGCATCTGTACCGGATTGGTTAAGAATGGCAACGTATTCTTTGTAGGGTTTAACGTAAAGTGTACCTGATGTGTCGGGAAGTTGAAGCGTTTGATTCCCGGTTAAATTATCCGGATAAATTTGCGCATAGGTACCATTACTTTTTCCGATTGCGAGGTAACCCTTACCACCACTTGTGCCAAGTGTTGCAAAACCAAAACCAGTAGTTGCATTCGTTGACACATGGGTAGTGTCTCCATTAACATCCAAGGCATTGGTAGTGCTCGCACCCCTGTCGGTAACATCCTGCAAGTCATCTTCCGATACCGGACCTGCCAACTTTGTAGCGTCAACCATTACGGTACTGGATGCTTCTGGTTGCGTTTTGTCGTGAACCATTACCACCTTACCTGTTAAGTCAAAGTTATTTGGAGCCGATGGAATATCGAAAATATCTGTATCTGCCATTGTATCTATTTTTGGGATTAAATGATTATCAATGGCTCATTAATTAATTACAATCTTTGAGCCGTTGATGGTTAGGCAATTTCCATTAATCTGGAATGTAGTGCATCCAATCCCTAAAAGTTTGGGCAACTAAAGACCGAAGCAATAGTAGCTTTCTTAACCATTACCGGCAAATTAGGGCTTACCACTTCGCATTCTACAAGCCAGTCGATTACTTCGTCAATATCTTCGGCAACCGTATCTTTCGCTTTAATCGAAGCTACGGTATCGAAAATCCGTACCAAAGAGCTGGTAGAGAAGAAAGGCACAAGGTCTCCCCTCTTACTTATCTCATTGTAAAAATGGTAATTATCTGCAAAATCCGGGTCGTTGAAGTTTAGTTTCATTGTCCGTGGGCCATAGGTTACCTTCCTATCTCCATAACCTTTCAGCTCCTTTGGATCCCCTGGGTCGTAACTACCCCTGGTTTGCGGAATGATAATAATATCCCCGCTATCAATACCTGCTTGCCATGTGGATGCTGTGGTAGGCGTAGCAAGGAGAGTGGGTAGGTAAGAGTTCTTTATAAATCCTGAATTTCGAACACCGGCGAATTCAACGATCCTTCCATCCGGGCAGTCGTGGCATGTGTGTGTTGCCTCGTTTTCACCACAGCCATTTAAATATGAGTATGCTCCCATTTTTTAAAAAATTTAAAAGTTAAAAATTTATTCGCACAAACAAGCGTCAATGCAAGCCTGTGAAAAACTCATCTCGATTCTGTAGCGGATGGCGAACATGCTCATCTGCTCGTTTAAGAAGTAATCCGATTGCGGATATTCCTGCCTAAAAACCTCAACATGGTTCATGTTTGAAGCCACAGGGGCAATAAGGCAATTGTTTATTTTTAAGTCAGCCATTAAAGCTGTACTTAACCTTTGCGGCATTCCATGCAGTACAACTGGTTCAAGTACATCTTTTGTCTTGCCAGTAATCTTACTGTTGGTTAATACCACCATTGATAACTCACTAACGCTTTTGATAAAATAAGCATCACCATAACTATTCCTTTCTTTGCTGTAAACATTCGTGTGCAGCTTGTGATACACCTGAATGGCCTGCTTGCTATTCGGCGTTATGGGAGTTGCTTTACCATCTGCGGTAACTATTGCCGGTAAAAGTTCTATTTGATTTTGTGCAGTTCCCTTTGGGCTTCTTGCTACTATTGTAATCAAATCATAAAACTTTACCGGTTGCAATTTTTCTTTATTCAAAGAGCCTGCCTTCAATTCATCATTGATAAAACTTACTATCTGATTTAAAAAAGGCATCTAAATTGTTTTTAAGTATTCAGGTAAAAATTCAATGGCTGTTTTTTTAGCCAATTCAATTTCTTCCTTTGTTAGTTTGGTAAGAATTTTCTTATTGTAAGTAGCTTCACACCAAACCGCTTTTTTGAAATTATCAGGGTTCAAATAACCTATTCCGTAACCATTACCTGAAGGCACAACATTCAAATCATTTTCCATTTGGCGTGTAAGTGATAAAACAACTTTCGTATCGGTGGTGCGATTGTAAACAGGTCTATTTGTCCCCGTTTTCTCATACCCTGTAAAAGTGCCGTACTCCTTATTTGAAAGTCGTATCCTATCCACATATTTACCTGCTTCACCTGCTTTTTTCTTTTCTTTAAACTGGCCAGCTTTTGCGCCTTTTTTATACTTCGAAGCGTCTCGATAATTGCCCGTTCTTACCACCATGTAACCCTTTGAATAGGTTCCTATTTGATTGCCGTTGCTATCCTTACCATCGACGTGAACCCGGTGTCTCATTTCAGGTAAAACCGCCATTGCAACAGTCCTAAGTATCGGATCAGGATTGTTTTGCAAAGCCTGAATTTGCTCCAATTTGGCCTGAACAACTACTCCGATATTTGTGTTTACACTTAACATCTTAAGGTGTTTGCATTACCCATTTTACGCTGTCGTTACACTCAAGGCAGCTCTTTACGCAATCACTCTCGCTTGGCTGCATACTACTCACGGCATCATCCAAAGCCTGCTCGAATTCACGGTAAAATTCGACCTTGAGATTTTCCGCTTTCTCCAAATCAATAGTTGTGTACCGGTTCATCTCGTCGGTACTGGTGCGCTCGATCATTAATTCGGTGCCATGCAAGTACCAAAGAGCTACATCAAAGAGTTCTTTCTTTTCGCAAACCAGGCATTCAATAACTGTTTTGTCGGTTAGTTTGTAACATTGGTTCAATTTCGCTTTTACCAATATTTCAAACTTTTTCATGGTGCGTAAAACGACCTTATTCCAAAGAGCTAAAAATGTTTCGTCTTCATCCTCAACAATTGCGTTGATATTTTCTAAACTTACCCCCGGCAGGTCATTGATAAGAAGCTGCGGTGCAGGTGTCGTAACTGCATCGCAACCTCTTATACCAATCCTATTTACTAAGCAATTCATCTTTAAGCGTTAGTTGCCACGTAACGGAATGTACCATTCACCAAGTTTAGCCTGTCAGTGGCTCCATAGCTATCAGAAGGAATATAAACCGATTGGTATGAGCTGGACAGAATGATATTCCACCCACGACCTAACTGAACTGGTTCGTTGGTTCCCTCCGCATAGGCTCCGATTTGCACAAGGCCGGGACAGGTGCGGTAGGCCAGTTGCACATCGAATTCAAACGCCGATAGATTACCCTGGCCGAGACTGTCAAACAATGGCAGTCGCAACGTCATGAAAAAATCGCTACCCTTTTCCCCGGACTTGGGCCCACGGAATCGGCATACGTTCACAAACTGAACAGCATCTTTTTCAAGCAACGCAAACTGGTTAGCCCCCCAGGCAGATTGTGCATAAGGATCATAATAAAATTTGGGCAATGCCAATTGTGATGTGTTAACACCAGCTTGATCTGCAGATTTTGCAACCTGTTGAAGGAAGTAATTGTTCACCAGGCCACTACCCACGATTGAGGCACCATTTAACCTCACTTCATTTGCCATCGCATCGCTCATTACCTCCGTCATACCGGCGTTAAGTGGATTTGTGGTGCTGTTTAAAGCGAAGTTGATTGTTTTAGCGGTATTGTTGCCCGGCACTACATTCTTACCGAAATTGGCTACCTGGGCGGCCAGTAAATCAGTATTAATGTCGGCAAACAACCCGTTTGCATTTTCAATAATAGCTTCATAGATGTCCTTCATAATGCCGGTCATGGTAGGCGTTCCGGCGCTTACCTGTGCCAAAGCATCCCTCTCAAATTTGGCAATCTGGTCATCCTCAAACACAAGCCCTAAAGCCCTGTATGATGTGGCCGGTACTACATACTCCAGGTATGCAGGACGTACCTGGATGGAACAATCATCTACCGTTACTGTTTTGCCGGGTACCCCACGGTTGCGATACCGGATTTTAATATCCCGGATATAGCCGGAACCATCATCTTTACCCTGACTGATAATATCAGGCTTGTTATTACCCAATAGGTACTGCAAGTACCCCGGGGTAGTTAATTTATCAATTGGCGTAGCGCCTCTGAAAGCCTCACGGGAAGCTATCAATAGGGCATTGGCTAAACCTTTTCCCATTGCATTAGAAATTAAAAAAGTAAATGAATATGTATTGAACCGCTTACTTAAATTCTGCCAATTGCGCTTCTATTTCTGCCACAATGCTATTATTGCCTTGTCGAGAATTGTTTGCAATTGTTTGCGTTCCGTTTGATGCTGTGGTTTGAGTTGAAGCCGCATCATTAATCTTCAACAATTTGTTTTGTGCAAGCGCACCATCAATGAAAGTGTTTAGCTCATAAGCCACGTTATCCTTTGGATTGTAAGCAGGGTTGCCTTCTTTGTCAACTACAATCAGTTGGCCGGCATCGTTCCTTTTAATGCTTAATCCGCTTTTAGAAAGTTCTTGTTGAACCGCACCTAAAGCTGTTGATAGTTTAAGATTGGTATCCATTTCTGCCGGGAAAATGTAATTCTTCCCCGACAATATTGTTTTAAGTTCAAACGTGGTTAAATCGTTTTCCCTTGTCGTTTTAAATTCAGTTTCTTTGGCCGTCAGGCTGTCCTTCAGTTCTTTCAACTGCCTGTTATACTCAGCCTCTTTTTTCTGAAACTCATCGGCTGTATGCTTGCTGGTAGCGCCGTTTGCTTTTTTACCGGCTTCGTGCGCCAGTTTTGTTACAACAGCAATTTTATCGTAAGTATTTTTATTGCTGATATAGTCTTCACCTGGTTGCAATCCTAATTCAGTAATCAGGTCATCCAGTTTACTATCTGCACCGCTTAAAGTAGTTGCTTTAATGGCTTTGATGATTTCACTGTTGCTTTTAGCAGCATCCACTGTAAGCAATGACTTATCAACCTTGCTCACCGTATCATCGGCTATCTCAGCATCCAAATTAAATAGGGGTTTTAGTTCTTCAGTTGAAGTATCAATACCTGCTTTTTTTAAAAGTTTTTCTATTAAGGATCCTATTTTAGCCATAAAAAGTGTTTTCTATCTGTGTTCCGATTTTAGTTATAAAAGTTTGAAAGCAAATCGCAACTTAGAACGAATAATTATTTTGTTGTTGCCTTGGCCTTATTCTGGGCTTCGGCAGCCGTTGGATTTTTAGAAGCCAATAATGCCTCCAGTTCGGCAATCTTTGCATCTTTTTTAGATACGGTTATTTCAAGTTCTTTAGCCTTATCCTGGGCTTCGGCAGCCGTAACATAACTTTCATCAATGAAAGGTAATTTTTCAGCTTCTTCTTCTTCCATTTCCTCAAACTTCCATTTTTGCCCTGATGGAAGCCGGTTGCTGTAACCCATCAAAGCGGCTTTGTTGTTTAAAGGTACTTTGTGGATAGTCTTATCAGGCTTGCGTACTACTAATATTTGTGCCATAAAATAATTTTTGATGCAAAGGGTGGATTCGAACCACCGACCTAAAGTTTATGAGACTTTCGAGCTACCACTGCTCTACTTTGCATTGTAAAAATACTCTCAATGATTAAATATTAATCATTGAGATAAAATAAGTTGTACCTTTGGGGCAAAAGGCACAAAATGACAATTAAGCTAAACACCGATAATATTGATAAAAAAGTGGTAGATTTAATAATTGATAAGCAAGCGGCTTTTAAAAAAGAGAAAGGCCGGATTGTAAGCCTGGAAAAAACCGTAGAGAGATTGTTAAAGGAGGCTTATTTTAAAAGATAAAATGAGTAATTTCTGCTGCGACTGCATCCATTGGGAAAAACTAACACCCATTGCTGGTGATGCTTTTGGAATGTGCCATGATGTAAGTGTGGCTATGAATGTGGCATTGGATGGGAAAACAAAATTAGGCAGTGATGGCACACTTTGGACGGCTGCTTATTTTGGTTGTGTGCATTGGAGGAATAGGAGTAATGAGGTTGTTGGGTTTGATGATATAATTGACAGCGATACAGGGGAATTAAAATAAATGTAATTTTGCATTATGAAAGATGGCGTTATAAATACTGATACTAAAAAAGGCAAAGAAACACCTATGCCAAAAGAAACTGTTGATAACATGCTAAGCAAGTTTCAAAGTGCTGGAGATGGGGAAACTGTAACAGTTGCCGAACTAAAAGCCCTCCGTGAAAAAAAGAAAGCCCGTCAAAACTCTTCCAAGTAAATTATATTCCCTTCTACTTTAATTACTTTAAAGGCACTCATGCTTTGAAATAATACTTCTTGTTCAGGTGCATGGGATGAGATATTTTCTATAAGCCTACCAGTTTTTGATTGAATGTTAAACTTAACTTTAGAACCCCAATCATGTCTTGGATTTTTTGATGTAGATAAAAATCCTTTGAAAACTTTTAGTTTTTCAGTTCCAACTAAATCAGCAAATTCCTTTAAATATTCCTGTACTGGAATTCTTGGAGTATAGTCTCTTAATACTGTTCCTGTATGAATGGGCATTTTATCTAATACATCGTTCAATAAACCTTCAAACTTACTTATAGCAGGGGATGGGTTGCCTGAATATAATTCAGTATTGATTTCATCGTGTGCATTGGTTGTATAAGCAAATATCAGTTTAGCTTCTTCGTGAGATAAGTTGTTTTTTGCAATACCTGAAATATCAACTATACTACTTGTTTGTCCAGTCGTTTTTAACAACTTCATTTCACTTTCAAACTCTGTAAAGGCTGATGCAAACACAGAGCTATTATTCAACTCTTTAACATCGGCAGCAGAAACAATGGATTTCCCTTTGTTCTCAACTCTTACTTTTATATCTGCTGGTACTGCACTATCCGGCACCCAAAAGAATTGATGGCCACAATTATATCCACCACGGCGTACTTTGAAGTTATCAGCATTTGTATCAGGGATCATACCAAGTGGTAGCCCTGTTGTTTTACTTAACTTGCAATCTACCCCATCAATATGCCCTTTAATAATTTTAGGTAATTCAGACTTATGCACCCATTTTTTTTCGGTTAATAATGTGCAAAATTCTCTACTTGTAGTAAGTAAGCTGCCAACATACCTGCCCCAGTTAAATTGTAAATCCTGGGCTACGGTTTCACCATATTGGGCGTTATATTGGTTGATGGCATCGGTGGTTATCTGCTTAGTATATCGTTGTAAATTACCTTCGCCGGTCTCATTTGTCAGAATGTGGTTCCGCAAAACTTCCTGAAAATTGGCATAGCTGCCACCGGTAGTTATATTTTGCAGCAAAATCTTTTGAATAGGTGCAATAATATTGCTAACCAACCCCTGCCCAATTAAATCATTAATTGCTGCTTCAATGGCCAACTGCTTAATAATTGGCAGCGTATTTTTTGGATCATACTTTTCGTTGAACTGTCTGAAATAGGAATTATTGAGGTTACTTATTTCTGAAAAGCTGTTTACAAAATCTTTTACTTTCTCTTTGTACTCGGCGCTAATGATTATTCTCTCCAGTTTGTTTTTTATTTGCCCAATCAACTTTAAGTTATCAAGGTTATTAAGCAGCCTGCCATTTTTTACTTGCAACTCTTTTAATATTGGTTGCAATTCCTCAAAGGTTTGTTGCTGGATGCCCGGAATAGCATCCTGAAACCTTTCAATTGATAAATCAATTGCGTTTAATATAGCTTTAATTGATTGCTCCATTATGCAGCATTATTAGGTTGTTGCTGCATTTCTGTTATTACCTGCTGCTTTTGCTCGTTAGCCATTTGCCGAGCTTCATCATTTGCCTTTATTTTTTCATCGGCAAAGCCCACCAAAACCTTCATCTGTTCATCATACCCTTTTTCATAAAACTTACTATCATTTTTCAATGCCCTTTTTATGAAAGATGCCATATAGCTGCTAATAACAAAGTCCTGCTGGGTGATTGCTTTGTTACTTATCAAACTCATTTTTTCATCAACCGACAAACCGGGCAATGGATCTAAATCAAAATACAGTTTGATATTATTGGCCAAGTCAGGCTGATTATAAAATTTCTTAGCTGCCAGTTGCTGTTCTAATGTGGCAATGAGCAGGGGGTTTACTTTAGCTGTCCTTGCATCTGTAACCTCCTTCATTAAATAATCTTCCGGCAGCAAATCAAAGTTCTGCGGCACCGGTATGTTTGGCAGCATTTCCATCCTTGCCTTTGCATCAGGTACTAAAAAGAAATACCTCCACTCATTGATAAAGTAAATAGTTTTATCGGCGGCATAAACCAAGTCTTCGGCAAAGTTGTAAACGGTGTTATTTAATTCCTCCCTGTCCACCTGCTTTGCATCGCCGCTAATACTCAAAGGCGTTTGGTCAAGGAATTGCATATTGATAGCAGCAAGAGCTTTGTAGTTGTTTTTTTCAACACTCTTTTCCTGCAACTCCAAAATCACCGTATCTTTTTGTACATAGCCAGCAGGAGGTGTTGGTGTAGCTTGCTTACCAAGCTCTGCTGGGTCTAATTGCAAGTGCGCAAATGGAGAGAATTTAATTTTACCTCCGCCTCCACAGCTTTCACATTGCACAGGGCCGTTCTCTGTTGGCTTGTTGCCAGTACCGTTACAAGCGTTGCAATTTTTGTTTTGAAAATACCAAAACAATGGGTACAGGTGTTGTATTTTACTCCCCTTTAAGTCGCTGTACTCACAGGCCGCTTCGTCAAGGAAGGGCACCATCGAATCTATGCGGCTACGGTTAAGGCTTAAATTATCAAACTGTTTGTATGCCTCTGCTTTTACTTTGAAAACAGGAAATTGCCCAATGATATTAACCTGTTGAAAAACGGGTGTAAACCCTTCTTTCCACTGCTCATAAATAATAATCTCGCTTTCGTCTATGTAATAAAAAATGTCCCCGGTTTTATAATTGTTCCCATCAAGTAGGTAGCTTGTTGTACGCTTGCTTCTTAGTATGGCAAACTTTTCTTTTTCATTAAACTCAATCACCTGGTTGCTGTTAAAAACAATAGGTACCGGCTTAGTGTACTTATCATCCTGGATTGCTTCCAACGGAATAACAGCTACGACTGCATTGGCATCAATCAGATTTTGTTTAAGTAACAAACCAAATAGCCAGTTTGTAATACTGGTATAACCTGGTAGGTTTTCGGAGCAGTACTTTTCCAGCGTTTCATCCTCAATAATTTTTGAAGATTTCAGTTTAGGGTAATCAATACACCAATCCGGGCTGCGCCTTATTTTACTAAAGCTGGTAACCACTTTGCTAATAGGTAGCTTCGTAATAGGCTTGTAAGTTGTTTGCCTGTACGCTAATATTTCCTCTGTTTCACTTGGCCGCCGGTCTTTTATCATGGCACCGGGAAACTCCCCGTCTGCATGGATGCGGAGGCTGTCATACAATTTTACGCTTTCAGCAAATAACGGGTAGTATAGCCCGTTACTGGAAAAATACATCTGTAGTTTTTCATTGCTAATTTTTGGCATTTTATAATTTCTTTCTTTCAGGTAAAAAAGTTCGCTTATCTACCACCTGATAGGGATTCAATAAGCCAAGTTTTGCGAAATAATGCTTCGCCAAAATATTATAGTTGCGTTTTGTAAAATCGTCAGTGAAATTACCTCCTACGCTATAACCATAGAATCCAGTTAATTCATACGGGTATTTTCTTTTCAATTTATTATACCCCAAAAATCTATTATAAACAGGGGTATAATTGTCTTGATGCGGATATACGCTCAATAGCATGCAAGCAATTTGAAAAGCAAGCTCATCGGTCATATTCCCGTTAGCAAACTCATGACAAAATACTTTTGGTTTGTTGTATATTTCTTTTACCTTTTTAAAAAATGCGGCTACTGTTCTATTCTTTTTGAAATAAAGAAACTCACCATATATCTTATACAACTTATCAGCGTTTGATAATTTATATTCTCTCATTATCTCATGCTCATGCGCCCAAACGCTATTACCTTTACTCCATCCATAACCCCGGTTAGAGAAAGTAATATCGACGGCCTTTAGTTCGTCAAACAATCCGGTAGGGTTGCGTCCATCGATCCAAATCATATCTGCATCTAACTTTATTGTAACATCATATGGGCTTAGTTCATAAACCAATATGGTTGCGTTATTAAACACTACCTTATTGGCATTTGTAAACTTTTCTCGACCGAGGATGATTATATCATCAAAAATATTTGGATATACTAATTTAGCCGCATCATCGCAAATTACACCTATTGAAATTCGGTCGAACCTTGTACCATTTGCGAGTAAAGATGCTGCAAGGTTCTCAGCCATTCGGTAGTAATTCTCATGCCCAAGTGCATAAATTACAAAACCACGCTTTGAACTCATAAAGAAATATTTATTGTTTGATTAATTATTACATTATTGTTACCCTCGCAGTTATAAATATAGAAATAGACGATCGCATTCTCCCCTGCTTCGTCAGGTGTCCCCGAAATTGTTATAGTGCCATCTTCAACCGAAATATCCATCCATGATGGTTTAATTATACTGTCAATTGAGAAAGGAGGTGTACCAATTAGGTTTATAGAAAAAGAATAAGCTGTACCTACAATAGCATCCGGAAGTTCTGTATCACCCAAAAAAGCAACTGGTACGCAAATGGTGAGGTTTGGGTTATTAAATACTTTTATGAAGTAAGCCTCTCTGCAATCGCTTTTACAACGAATGCGAACACTGCTCCAACTGTCAGGTAATCCGGAAATCACAAACGGATTAGGTGCGCTCGTGATGTTACCCAGGCCGTCCACATCGCAACCGCCAGCATTTACCCAGCTACCTCCACCACTCCCATCCATATATTCAATCGATATATGATTTCCCTCTAAGGCTGGTTCTACAAATGAAAATGATGTTATACTTACTCCCCAACTCATAATTAAAATGTTGTAATGTTAATACTTATGTTACCGTTTACGCCAGTCCATGTTACTGTGTCGTAAGAAACCAATCCTAACTCCCCGTTTAATGTGGCCGCTAAAATAGATGCACCAGGTAATTTCAATTCTACGTTTGCGTTATCTGCCGGAAGATTAACATCAGTTCCTGAAATTGGATCCGTAGAGTAATCGCCATTATAAATGGTAATTGCTGGCGGATTGTCCAAATTCCCAATGTTTAAAATAAATGGTTGAGATGAAATATTGTTTATATAATTAATCAAATAACTTCCCGGGCTGGTATTAATTGAAAGAACATTTGACACATCACTCTCTCCTTCGCTGCAAACTCCGATGAGCCTAAAATATTTAACGCCGGTATTGTTTAATGCTGTGCCGAGATTAAGTGGTGATGTTGGTAATATTGTGAGCAAATCGCCAAAAGAAATACCATCACTCGAAATTTGCACCTTAATTGATACCCAAACCGGGTTATCATCCCATGTTAAAATTATATTATTGCTTTCGTCAAAGTTTAATGTCATAAACACCGGATCATCGCACCCCAAAACTCCATTAAATGCTGTACCTATAATATCATTCAAAACTCCGCAAAACACAAGCGGTGCGCAATCGCTGCAATTATTATTTTTAATTGCAAATGGCGTTTGCAGCAATTTGAAAGACCCTAATGCTAAACAAAAGTTATCATCCCAATCAATCTGATATTCGCCGCTTTTACTCACACCAACATTCGCATTACTATTTATTGAGGCCACTATGTTATCATGGGCAAGCATTATCGAAATTCTATCGTGTATAAAGTCGGGGAATCTGTCAGTATTTGCTGATAATTCCTTTGTAATAAGTGATCTTGTTTGCCGTATAACTCCATTGCTCTTTCGGTAAACAGCCTTGTCTTCAATTAATTTTGCCTTACCAATATCGACGAACAGCCTAACCCTATTCGTGAAACCGTTGGTATTACAATAATACATCTCAGCATAATCAGTTTCGTTATTATATTCAAAAAGGGTCGTAAAGCAAGTATCAAATATTCTTTTAAAACAATTGCTGGTGGCCACATCGCTCACCTTATTATTAACGTAAAAGGAAATATCTACCTTTAAACTAAAGCAATCTTTGAACCCAACGTATGATTCAAGCTCCGCTAAATTGTTATCCCAAACAAAGACAACGGTTGTTAATCCGACACGATACTTCTTAAAATAAAGCCCCCCTGTTAATGTAAAATTATACAACTGATACCCATCAACATCTAATAATATCAACTGAGCTGACTCAGGATTTGCATTCATCGCCGCTTTTGCTGTTTCAGAATCGCTGCATTCTAATGTAAATTGGAAAACGAGGTCGCTATTATAATAAACAGGTAGGCAAACATCATTATCTCCATCACAGCAAGGGGCAAATGCAGACGCATCATTGAAGTTTACAAAACTAAAAGGTGATGACTTTATATTTATGCTATGATCCATTTATTCATTTTTTTGGTATTAGAGTAAATGTGGCTACCCCCTCCTCCGGTTTATAACTTATCTTATCAATCCATCCAACTCCATCTTCACATCCTGAAGAATAAGCAATAAGGCCATACGGGTTAGCTAAGAGATGTTTATAATCGCTGCTATTAATTGGATACTTGAAGTTCACTCGCTCTGCCTGCAGGAAGGGTATTGAATCCGAAATATCAGAGAAAACATTAACGTCTATTGTTTCATTCTCAGTGATAATCCCAGCCTCCAATTTACATGATTCACTGTCCATTTCTCCGGCAGCGAAATAGTTCGCATCACCATCGGTAAATATTAATTTAGCCCCGGAATTTATTTGCTTGTATGTTGTGAATATCCGTTGCACCCACCTTAAAGCGTTGCGCAATGGGCTTATGCGATAGTTGTAAATAGTATCCGGGTCTATTATGTTTTGTGGGCTTATTACATTCCCAAGTTCTACAACCATATCCCCGGATTCATCCCTTTTACAACAGACAATGAATGTTTTTTTATCATATCGCCAATCCTTACTGTTGTTGTCGCCAATCCTTCGAGTAATCTCAAGTGCATATCCGGAGGCAATAAATTTACTTAGCTGAACATAATCATTACTAACACTTGAAAGTGTTGTTCTGTACGATCTCTTTGTGAGAAACTCATCAAGTCCGGTGTATTGCTCCGCCTCCCACTCATTATACCCAAATTTGAAAGAGCTAAACACTTCGTTAGGTTCTGAATCCATTGTTAATTCATTCACACCATCGCACGAAAAAACTACTTCGTCAGAATAAAAATAACTCCACCGCTCAACTCTTAACCGGTTATAACCCGGCCTCAACAGATCAGGTTCAATACCCATACCTATGTTATGAATTGGATTAAGGCCATCAAATATATCTTGCAGACTAACTGCAAAAACGGATGGCTTATTCGGGATCCTGTTTTCCTGCCCCCGAATGCGTATCCCGTCTGTAATGACTTCAAGACCGCCACATCCATCAATTGCATGGCTATATGGTTGGCTGTCCGTGCGCCCAAAGTAGGATGAATATGCCCTTAATTTACCATTCGTAATACATTCAGCTACCCGACTTATCGCTTCATTGATTGCATACATCTTAGATTTCGATGGCGGCACGTATGAAAGATTTGAGAGATTGAAATATGCGCCCGCCTCCAAATTAATTCTAAATGCCTTCGCCTCATCATTCAAAACAGCGTCAATCATGTTGCCATCTTTACGCTCAAATATCGACATGAACATAAATAACTGGTCCCCGTTATTTAAAGTAAAATTACTGTCCGCAAAACTTACATCAAAGGGGATGGAATTACCGGGTGGCACACCGTGTATGTAAGTGGGAGAGTATCCGCTAATTAATGGAACTGGTATGTAATCACCAGCATAGGGAGGCTGTGTCGAAGCGGAAGGAGAATAAATTACATTCCTGTAAATTACTTCATAATCCTGTTCATCATCGCCGTTCGTTTTTTTATTCGGTCGTGCGGGCAAACGCATCAAGTAGAACACAGTAGTTCCTATTACTGTATTGAGAACATCAATAGACCCCGTCAATGAAAAGCTAATTTGAACCGGGTTGGAAATTTGGCCATAGTTCAAAGTCCCTTGAGTGAAATTAACTATCGGAGGGGTGGCCAATGGGCTAAGTTTTGGCCTTGGCAGCGCATCGCACGTCCCCGGAGTGCCTGTTCCAGGAATGCACCCCGAATTATCATCAAAGGCATTCAAGCCGGATAATCCGCTGTTACCCCACGCCGTATCGCTGGTGTGTCCGGAAAAGTTACCACTACCTTCCACAACCTCTACCGGCGTATTTACGGTGAAGGCCCCAATTTCCCCTGCCTTTTCCGTCATCGCAAATGATATTTGCAGGTACGTTAGATTAACTGTATTAAGCGGACTTGGTGGCTGCACTCCGCCCATTATTTCTTCTGAAATATCTTTTTCCGCAATTGCATTATCTTTCAAAAAAATCCCTTTACTCGGCAATTCCATTGTTAGAGGGAGAGCCGCATAAGTGGGGAGTATAGTCGCTTCATCAAATGCTACGGTGGAATCTAAATTTACTTTTTGCTTTAACCTGTTACGAAGTTCTTTTGTCTCCGTTGTCGTTTCGATAGGACACTTCACATAACACTCATCACCACAAAAGAATTTATAATTCTTGAACATGAATTTACCACGGCTAAATTCCTCATAGCCATTACCGCAATCCTCTTCAATAATTAGCGTCATATTACCGTCGGCACCGTATAATTCATACTCCTTTTTCAATAGTTGCATAGCGGCACCGTCAAATTGGAATGTGTCCCCTTGATTTGTAAACACAATGCCATGCCAATCCAAATCTCGTTTGATCTCAGAAACATTCGCATCCCACCCTGTAGGTTCATCAATAATAGTTTCATTGTCGTTTCGGTCCAATATGGTAAATCTCCAAAGCATTATGACATAGAAAAATATTTATTTTTAATTTCAGTCTTTGTATTCCCGGTAAGCATAAATTGCTTCAAACTATCTCCGTCAATAGCGTTATATATCTGCGCTGGTGCGGGTATTATTCCGGCCATTTTGGTAGCAACAGCCTCGGCCAGCTTATCGTAATCAATAGACTGGCTTTGATTTTTTGGTTGAACAAATTCCGGAACTTGCGGGAACGAGAAATGCTTATACATGGCTTCCATCGAAGGAAACACCATGTCATCCTTGTGCAGATATGTAAGTCTTTCTTTTGGACGGCCAGTGGCCACCTCGATGCTCCCATCTTTTCGCCAAATGGGTTCAAATTTCCCGCCGTCGTCCACAATACCAAAACCTTCATAACCGCCTTTTTGCTTACCATGTTTAAAACGTGGCACGGGAGTACTGCTAATCTTAGCGACCTGAATAGCCGTTGACACTGCCACCAAAGCTGCCAAAACAATACCGGCAATGATGGTAGGAGCTGTCGCATAAGCATTCGTAATACCTAACAGTCCATTAATTGCGGCTTGTGTTTTCTTCGCCTCTTTATCTGCTTTAAAGGCTTTAATCTTTTCCTGCCTTTCTTTTTCCCTGTACTTTTCTTCAATATCTGCCTTCTGCTGTTCGGTGAGGCCTTTATTATCAAGCTCCTTTTGTTTTTGCGCCTCCAACAATGAAAGCTGGTCATTTAACGCCTGTTGCCTTGCCGCTGTACTATCGGCGAACATTTGATTCACAACTGCCTGCGTGGCCTGAATAACGGCAGCCGCTTCTTCTTTAAAAGCATTAAGACGGGCCTTTGTTTTTTCAGCAGGACTTATATTCGGATCATCAAGTATGACCTTTAATCGGCTTATGCTTTCCGTAATAGAAGCAAATACATTCTGAAATTCACCGAGAGCCGTCTTTAAAGCTCCGGTATCGAGAACCGCATCCAACCCTTTTTGCATGACCGCAAAAACGGCCTGATAAAAGGCAATCCTTTTTTCGGTTTCCTTAAAATAAATTTCCGAAATCTGCTTTTGAGTGTTTTCCTCCGATTCTTGACGCTTGTTTAAAAGCTCTTTATATGCGACATCAAATTCGTGTGCTGTAAGCAATCCATCTTCAACCTGTTTTGTAAGTGCTTTATGCTGCAAGTCGAATTTTGCGTCCTCAAACTTTTGGATATCATTGAGAGCTTTAACCTTGTCAGCACCGGAAGAAAATTGAGATTCTACAATTTTCTTATTAGCCTGTACCGACTTTTCTGAAAATACCTCAAACGTCTTTAAATTATCATCCAGGATAGCCTTTATCGCCGCCTTCTTTGCTTCAATTGTTTGCTTGTCATATTTCGCATTTATTTCAGCAATTTTCGCAGCATTATTTTCGGCTTGAAGAATTTCCAAATCCCGCTGCTTGTTAAGTCGCTGAATGGTTAAGTCCAACTTTTCACCCTCAGTTATGCCAAACATATCGAGACTTGCCGAAAGCATCGATATTTCATTTTGAAGATGTTGCTGCTCAAATTGATTATCTAACTCCCGCTTTTTTGCATAGAAATCATTCTCAATCTCTAATTTCTCGTCCTTCGTTAGTTTCGCCCTGTTTAAAGCAATTTCCATTTCCTTCTCCAATAGCTGAAGCCTATAATCGTATTCATCCTCGCTACCTTTGTCAGCAACTTTTAAACGTGCAGAAATGCCGGCTTTCTGAATGTTTAATATCTCACTTTGCAATTCGATCTGCTTTTCCCGGACAGCTAAATCGGCCTCTGCATGAATCTTGTTTATCTCCCCCGCGGTGTGGAATCCGGAAGCAATCTCCGCCGCCTCTTTAACTCGAATAGCCCTTATTTCTGCATCTGAAATTCTACGAATAGAGGCAACTTTATCAACTTCATTCTCGGCAACCGCAAGTTTTGCTTTGGCTATTTCAGCGTCTGCCTGATTTGTCGCCGACTTTAAAGCACGTTCTGCAAGTACTTTATTTAATTCAACATCGAGCCTTAACTGCTCTTGAGTGTTTTCAAAGATTTGTGATTTTAATTCAAGTTCTCTCCTGGTGAATTGAGTCTTATCCGACGCCATAGCTTGTGCGGCTTTAAGCCCGAAAAGTTCAACCTGAAGGGATTCATTTGATAACCGCAGGTTTTCCTTTTGTAAATCATTAATCCGAACAATGGACCCTTCCTGTGATTTAAGTAACGCAATCTCGGCTTCATTTTGCTTTATGCTAATATCCCGGTTTATTTGTAACTGATTTACTTTCGAGATTTTAAGATAACTTTCATAAAGGCTATCCGCAACATCATTCTGCTTCTTCATGCTTTCGGTTGTATCCTCAATATCATCACCAAAAGCTCCCATTGCATTAGCGGCCAAACCTAATATTACCACAATTGCGCCAATACCACTCGTAATTAATGCAGTTCGCAAAACGGTGGTAGCAGCAGCGGTTTCAAGAGTTGTAGCCGCCATAAATTGATTGGCAATTGCAACGGCCTTAGTCCTTCCCTCTTGCAATAGCAACATTGCAGCACTTTCTTTCTGCAACACATTTTGAATTGCCTGTAATCCTTGCAAAATGCTCATAGCGGCATTCACTTTAAGTAATGCCTTTTGAACCTCTTCGCTTTCATCGCCAAATAATGCAGCCGTTCCCTGAGCCACGGCAAAACCACCGGCAAGGCCACTCACTGCGGAAATTAATCCATCCAACCTCTTTGTATCACTCCCAAGACCCTTAACTGTGGCGTTTAAGTCCCTCATTTGGTCGTCCAATTCTCCGGCCTTTTCCTGTAGATCCCGAAAGGCTGGAGTGCCCTGCAACCCGGCTTCGGCCATAGCCACCAGCTCGTCCTTCGCTTCCTTAATTCTTGATCGTAATGATTGTGTTTTTTCGCCAACATCCCCTTCCCATGCGCCAAGCTCTTTTAGCTGGTCATTCATAGCCTCGATGGCCATTGTCATCTGATCTATCTCCTCGTCTGACCCGGCTGAAAATATGCCCTCCTGTGCCGCTTTCCTGGCATTCTGAATGTAAGTGATTAATTCTTTACTCGTAAGCCCTAACTGCGCCTGTATCTGCTTTAAATATTCTTTATATGCTCCGCCGATAACCGCCTTATCCATACTCTTAGCTGCGGTAGCCAATGCATCAATACTCTTTGCTAATTTATTTGTGCTTTCAGTAGAAGTTTTTGTTTGGTTATTCATAGCTGAAGCAGCCTTACCCCACGCTTGTCCAACTTCGCCACTTTGGGCTATTATATTGCCCAAAGCATTTTCAACCGGCTTCAGTTTGTCCGTTTTACCTACAAAATTGATTACTACATTTTCTGCCGACATTACTTTTGTTTTGCCTTTTATTTTATGGGAGCTTTGAGTAATTCCTCAAGCTCCCAATAGAACTCGTAGATTGTTAAGTGAGAAAGTATTGCAGCGTTTATACTGCCGGCGACAAGTTTAATTTGCCTTGCAATATCATCTTCTGTTCGTCCGATAGCATGGCTAACATCTTGTCCAAATGTTGTTGGTTTGTTTTTTCGGTCATCGCCGAAAATTGTTCTAAATTTTCTCCTGCATACTGCAAATATGGTATCAACTCCATGAGTGGCTTCTGCAAAAAAAAATCAGTAAGGCTTGTATTCTTCTTCCAAAACCTTATTTTATTCTCTCCGTACTTATACTCGTACACATACGGATTTTCCTTTTGGTCAAAGAATACCACAGATGCCAATTTGTACATTAAATCAGGCTCTTTTGGTAACTCTAACCTTTGCTTTAACTGGTCGTTTAAGTGCTTCAATTCAACCAAAGTATCAATGGTTATTTGTTGCTGTTTAAGAGCATTGTCAAAAGCCAACGTATGGGCTTTTAAGAATGTCCTATCGCAATTCATATCCAATTCCTTATAGTAAACCAAACACTTCAAAGCCCGGTCGTAATTCATATTCAGCAAGTCGTCAAAACGGAAATAATGCCTATCACCAAGGGTAAAGGCGTATGTGATAATATGTTTGGCATCAGGGAAAAACTCCTTTGGATTGATACCTGTTAATATTTCCAGTTTAGTTTGCATACTTCAATAATTTTTCTTCAATTTCAAAGCCCCAAAACGGCCCAGCAATTATCATGTTGTTAAGTAAAATGCTGAAAGTATTGTTTTTTAACTTTGCTCTTACTTCATATCCCTTCTTATCAGGATGGCTAAAATGTTGCCTATGTCCACAAGAGGCGCACTCATAATACATAACCCATCCTTTACTCTCTAATACCTGTCTCATTAAAAAAAAATAAATTATAGATAATGCAATTAACGCTACATACGCACAATAAAAGTCGAATATCAAAACTCCATGATAAAAGCACCCCCCAAACGCTGGCCATGCACCCAAGACAATCCCATAGCGGCTTTTGAATGTACAAACTCACCACTTTACCGAAACGTGCATCCAACCAATTAGCGGCCTTAATCTTTAGCCACCCAAATAAGTTACCTTGTTGAAATAGGATGTAAATAGCCGTAATTTGGAATGATATGGTAATCGCTTTCTCTAACATTTACAATTCAATTAAGTCTACGAATTCAAGTAAAAAGCATTCATACTGAACCCCATCAACGATAAATGGCAAGGGATTCCTATCCTCATCAATTAATTCACCTTTCAAATACCCCGTGGCGAAAAAACCGTCTGGAAATTTTGTTTTATCTATTAAAATTGCGCCAGTACCGTCTGTAGTACCGCTCAGAACATACCATCGACTACTACCCGGTCTATTAATTTGAATCAAAAAATCCACATTTGCCGAAAGCCCCAATTGAATTTCAAGGCTTTCGCAGCACCTTACACTTAACTCTAAACAACCATTTTCGCAACCCATTTAAGCTCATTTTAAACAAATATACTCTAAATGATAAAAAAATTATCTTTATGAGAAATTTAATTTATGACCTGGATAAAAATACCCATCCAAGAAGGGGAAGTAATTACTCCTAAAATGGTAAACCTTAATGATATTATATTAATTGAGGCAGACTCCGGAAACGAAAAGAAAACGGTGCTAACTAAGATAAACGGGACCACTATTCAAGCAGATGTGCCATTTTTCGCCGTGGTTGATTGCGTAAAACCAGTAATTTGCCCCAATTTAACGGATGAAAACGGGTCCCCGGTGTAATCCAGGGTACAATGGATCGGTCCGTAATATCTTTTTCGGTACTTTCGGTAATTAATCATATACAATGAAGAGAATACTTGTATTAGTTGTCGCTTATTTTTTATTTTTTGCAACATCTTGTAAAAAGGAAAAGAATACGCATTGCCACGAATGCCAACTTGATTACTTCAACCAATCCAATTATACTGATGTTGGGTGCCAAAATGATGAAGATTGGAATAATAGGGTAGTAACAGATAACATTGGTAATATATTAGATAAAAGCACCGATTGCAGAACTAAATAGATTGTTACTTAGCATACCAACCCATAAACATATTGCACCAGTATCGGATCGTATCCAAAACGTCCGCTTGTTGCGCCGGGTCTTTCCGGTCTTTCTTTTCAATACTTCCGTCTGCAATCATTCGCACATTTTCGGCATCGTAAATAGCAGGTTTTGCTTTAATTGGGCAAATCTTTACTGGGTATGATGAAAAGATATTGTTTACCAGGGTGCGGTTATTTTTTAAAGGTGGATTAGGGGTTATTTTTATTTGTCCTTCATTAAGTAGCAATTCCTTTTTGATCACAGTATAATTGGTAACATGCTCTTTAAAAATTGAACTCACAGTATCGCCGGAGTAGTCTCCTGTAACCATAAATAGATACCCTGCATACTTTTGTTTTATCATTTCACAAATCCCCTCCGTTCCAACATTTGGAATTTTGAACACCTCAATTATTTGCAACTCTTTTTGTTCCGGCCATTGCATAACCGTACACACAGTTGGGTTTCTATTGAAGTCCCACGCTAAGTAAAGTATCTCTGATTTTTTAGCAAATAGTTCTGTTTCTGAAACGTGTTTTTTTCTATCAAAAGCAAACAACCACGGACTGTTATTTTCCTCATTGCCCCATTCCCCTAAAGTAAATACTCGATACCAATAATAGTTTAAAGATTGCAGTCCTTCATGATACGCCTTACGCTCTGTGCTTACATAAGGGTTATCTCGGTAGGTAGTGTGAATTGCTATGTATGGGATAAAAATTGTTTCATTCCCAAACTTTATGGTTTTACTATGGCTAAATGATTTTTCTGTAGTGTGGTTAAAATATTCTTTGTACAGCCAAAACTCCTCAAAATCGCCTTTTGTTTCGGTATTAAAACTCATCTCAATACCCACAGGCCCAAGATTGCTACGCAGGGTAGTAATGATGTAAATCCAATCTTCTAATGCCAATTGATTACCTTCCTCTATCCAGGCATCGGATGGCTCACTGATAGATTTTATTTTTGCTGGATCGTCCATACCCCGGCAAATAAACCTGTTGCCATTTACCCTGCATTTTATTTCAAGAGGCGAAGTTTTGAACTCAAATAAATCATAAATTCCCCATTCCTCGCAAATATCCTTGATTAGTTGCCATTGGCTGTCTTTAATGGAGTTGAATGTTTTTTTAATTAGAATACACCTGAAGTACGATTTACTAAGGCAGTCAATTATTTTCCTTTGGGCAATATCACGGCTTTTGCCGCTATCTCTACCCCCGTAAATGAATTTTAATCTTGCATCGGTGGTTTGAAGTGGCTTATATACAGGTAAAAAAACGCTGCCATAATCAATATTAAGGTTAATTGTTGGCACCTACACGTTTACCATTTATGTTGATTGTAATTGATTGCTCTTTATCTCCACCAACGCCGTCCACAATCTCATGGAATAGCTTGCTCCAAGCAACTGATTCGCCCTTTACGGCTTTAATGCCAATAGTAATCAACGACCGCTCACTCATGGCTTTCAGCTTTAATTTCAGGTCGCCAAATATGTCGGTATCCTGTAAATGCCGCCTAATGGTCCTTGCGTTAAGATTGGTTTGCTTTGCAAGTGTGGCGTAGGTTGGGTACTTTTTGTTTTTAAGAACAAACGAAAAGAATGCCTCACAAATAAGCTCGTGATTTACCTCCCAATCCTTTTGCCTTTTTTCAAATACCTCATTTTCTTCAGGCGGATTTTGCACTACGCTTTTTATTGTCTTCTTTTTTGCCATTTGTTGAAATTTTTGTTACCTGTTTACCTGTAAATGCTTCCCATCTTTTCACAATAACATCACAAAAAACAGGGTCTCGTTCTATCAATAATGCTTTCCTGCCAAGCTGTTCGCAGGATATTAGTGTACTGCCGCTACCACCAAATAAATCTACTACAGTATCACCAGGTGCAGAGCATCGCTTTAATGGCTTTTCATGTAGTGTTATCGGCTTTTGAGTTGGGTGTACGTAATCGTTGGTTTTATCCCTGTGTGCTAACCACAGGTCGGTAATGTCCAAAACGCTTTCATGGATATTTCTACCGCTTACATCTTGGTTAAGTATTTCAGAAAGGTTGGTAATGTTTTGGTTCAATCGTGGCTTACCTATAGTACCATACACACAAGGTTCAATAACCCTGTTAAAAGCCATCTGTATAACTGGATTAAATTGATTTTTAAGCCAAAAGCAAACACTCTTGTTTTTAACTTTTGATTGTTGGAAAGCGGCTTGTATTAAACCAATATACTTAGGGTCGCACCAGTAGAAAATATGAACATCTTGTTTGCTTACCAGCAAAGCACAGGCAATCGTTTTTTTAATCCATTCAAGGTAATCGGCACCTTTCATATTGTCGCTGAAAACATTGTTGGTGTATGTTTTCTTATTACTGTTACCCTTTATGCCCTTATGGTAGGATAAGCCAATATTGTACGGAGGGTCGCAGTAGATTATTGATGCCAGTTGCATAGCCCCTAACTTATCTAAATCCTTTTCGTTTGTACTATCACCGCAAAGCAACTTATGATTACCCAGCAGGTACAAATCGCCCTTTTTTGTTACCGGCTTTTCAATTTTCGCCAGTTCTTCCTCAAGGTTAAAATTGTCCTCTTTAATTTCTGCTTCAATATCAAATATGTCGTTTAGTTCCTGCTCATCAAAACCCCAACCCTTTAAATCATCCGCATCAAAAAACTGCTTTAATAATGCCTCATCATCATGCCCTCTGTTTTTATTTAGCCTAATAGCCAGTTCCTCAAATTCCTTTTCCGTCAATTTCCTGTTCGGCACCCGAACATCAATAAGCTCATCATGTTTTCCTTTGGCAATAAAATCATTCCTACGTTGATGCCCACCAATAAGCCTGTTATCAGTATTGATAATCACAACCTCTACATAGTCGAATTTGTCCAATGATTTGGAAAGGTTACCCTTCTCTGTATCGGTCATTACATGAGGGTTTTTATCCCAAATAATGAGTTCAGATACCTTTCGCTGTTCGGTATGCCATTTCAGCTTTAATTTTGCCATAGTACAAAAATACTCTAAAAGATAATAATTTTATCTTATAGAATATTTTTAGGACAAATGCGGACAAATGCGGACAATTTTAATAAATCATTGAATATGCTTAACAACTCCATTCTTATCCGGCAATCCCCACTTTCTTAATTTGTTCGATTGTTATCATGTTTTATATTTTTTTGTTACTGTTCATATTTAACTACGTTATGTTCTTCAACAACCTTGCAATCTTCAGGATATACAAATGAACCGGCGCCAACTTTAAAGCAAACACCGCTGCCACGGTAGAAGAGTTCTGCTTCGTACTGCCGTCCGATTTTACTGGCGTACCAAATCTTCGGGTGCCCGTTATAACCTGTTATCTCAATAACGTAAATCTTTTTCATTAGTTCTTGTATTTTTTAACCCTGGCTTTCACCGCTTCCATTACCGCATCCTGTACGTTAGCCTTATTAACCAAAGATTTCAACACATCTTCGTCAATCGTTCCTTTCGCTATAATCCGGCTATTAGTTACAATCTCTGTTTGCCCCTGTCTGTCTATCCGAGCTACACCTTGCTCATATTCCTCCAGTGGCCAGTTCACTCCAAACCACTCTATCAAGTGCCCTCCATATTGCAGGTTAAGCCCGTGGCCAGCACTTTGGGCGTGAGTAACCAGCATTGGAATTTTACCCTCATTCCAAAGTCTGATGTGTTCCCGGCCTTTCAGCAGAACAGGTTTGTAACTTTTAAAATATTTCATTATCCGTTCAAGGTCATGTTGGTACTGGTAGAACACCAATACAGGATGCCCGTTTGCAGCTTCCATATCTTCCTCCAATGCTTCCAGCTTTTCCGTGTGTACTTCATGCCAGTTCTTCTCACTATCGTACACTGCACCATTGGCAAACTGGCGGAGTTTGTTGGTAAGCCCTGCGGCATTCAGCACCGATATATCCTCCACATCATCCCCCATTGAAAGGATCAGCTTTTTTTCAAACTCGTAATACCGCTCCATTGTTGATGTCGATAAATGAACTTCTTTCGTTCTGTCAATCCTTTCGGGCAAATCCAAATAATCCCTTGCTTTCATGCTGATGCAGATGTCGCCTATCTTTTCGTATATCTCTTTTTCATAAATATCCGTACCCAGCAAATCCGTTTTTTCACCCTTTTTTAAATTATAATCGTAAACGATATGCCCGTTCCTATTTCCGGGATTAAAATATTTTTGGCGGTAGCCTGTCAAAGTTTTTCCTAATCTCTCTCCTTGGTCAAGTAAATACATTTGTGGCCATAAATCCAACAATCCATTAGGCGCTGGTGTGCCTGTCAATCCGATTACCCTTTTAAGCTTGGGGCGTATAGTACGCAAGGCCTTAAACCGGATTGAATTTGCACTTTTGAAGCTCGAAAGCTCATCAATTACCACACAGTCAAATGGGAACGCTCCGCCATAAAAACTTACCAGCCACGCCACATTCTCCCGATTTACAGCATACACATCTGCTTTAGCCCGCAAGGCTTCTATCCGTTGCCTTTCTGTCCCCAACACAATGGAAATTTTTAAATGCTTCAAATGCTCCCAATCTTCAATCTCCCCCGGCCACGTATCCGCAACAACTTTTTTAGGGGCTATCACCAAAATTTTTTCCACTTCAAAATCATCAAACATCAACTTATCCAAAGCCGTTAAAGTTGCTACAGTTTTCCCAAGCCCCATTTGAAGCAATAACCCACAATACGGGTTATCAATTAGGTGTTGGACAGAAAAGTTTTGATATTCTTTCATGTCGGCTTTTGTTAGTTTTTTCCTCATCCTTTCAAATCGTTTAAAAATTCATCTAACAAAATCTTGGTGTCAATCACAAAAACTTTAAAACCCAATTTTCGTAACATCTCAATAACCACTGCTTGTCTTGGGTTTAGTTTTTTGCCCTCGCTTTTCAATTCAACAAAACTTATTTTCCCTTCAGGCATCAATACCAATCTGTCGGGAAAACCTGTGAGGTTTACTGCCCAAAATTTTATCGCCCAACCGCCTAATTTTTTTACCTGTTTTCTCAATTTTACTTCTAACTTTTTTTCGCTGTCCATTTTTACCTATTTTTTTAATTTTACTACATCACTGCATCAACTACATTGAACTCTTACGTGTGCGCGTGTGTAGGTGTGCGTTTGTGTGTTTTACTCTCTATTTTATGTTTTTTAAATTATGGTATATTTTGATGTAGTATTGGTAGTATATTGAATAAAACATAGTACTATCAATAGTTTTACTAACTACATCAACGCTGTTTCCGTTGTAGTTTTGATGTAGTTAGTGCAGTACATGATTTTTCAAAATTTTCGCTTGATGTAGTATTTTTCTCTGTTTTTTCACTTGATGTAGTATTATTTATTGTTCTGAAATAGCCTTTTTGATTACCATATTTTTTAAACGTTGTTCTGCTTTTATATTCTTCCCAACCATCAATACCACGCATCAGATTATGAATTTCTTTCGTGTTTTGTCGATTCATATCTTTTTCATACCCGCCCAAGGCTTCACACCATATCTCTGCTGCACAAACACGATTTTTACGCACTACTCCTTCCGCTTGCAACTCATCACCTTTTAAGTATGCACGTTTTTCGTACAAGTCCATATTTTCCCAGTTTACAGGCAGCATGGTATCTAAATATTTTTCTACTATCCCTGCTCTCTCATCCGTTTCGCTGTGTTCTTTTTGAATCTCATACGCCATTTTTTCCAATTCTTTAGATAGGTACAAAGCCTCTTTAGTTTTATAGAACTCAACCGCCTCAGCCCACACTTGGTCTACTTCGTATTGGGTAAAATCTTTGAAAATATTTTTTGTGGGTTTCTGTTGCATAGTGTCTACCGGCCAAAAACGGCGGTTGCCCGTAGGATCCCTCAAAAAATCTCTGTTATTGGTAGAGCCAAAGAATATGCACTGCCTTTTGAAAGTAACCACGTTACGCCCGTAGGCCCTTCTAAAGCTATCTTCCTGCTTGCTTATAAACTGCTTCGCCCCTTCTATATCGGCCTTTTTCAACCCTGCCAATTCTCCCATTTCAACTAGCCAAACGCCTTGTATCTGTTCGTAGGCTTCTTTTGTGTGCAGCATATTAAAGTTAAAATTATCGGAGAACCATTGCCCACCCAGCTTTGCAATTATTGAACTTTTACCGATACCCTGTTCTCCGATTAGTGTAAGCACATAATCGAACTTAACACCGGGCTCATATATCCGTGCTACTGCTGCCACCAATGTTTTACGTGTAACTGCTTTAATAAAATCGGTATCCGCAGCACCGAGGTAATCGATAAAAAGGTTGTCCAATCTGCTTTCACCATCCCATTTTAAACCTTGTAGATATTCCTTTATCGGATGGTATCCGTTGGCATCAATATGAGTATCGAAGGCATCTTTTATATTCGCCCTGTTCATTATGTCGTAGGTCTTTTCAAGGTATTTTATTAAGTTCTGTTCGTCTTCGTCCTTTACAAATCGGGTGTCTTTGGTAATTTTTCGCCAAGGCAGGCTTTTAAGGATTACTTTTTTCTTTAGAAATTCATCCGTTGCAAACCGACCTTTTAAATTGGGGTCGTTTTCTAAAATAATGGATACATTGCTAATAGTAGAGTAGTAGTTCCCCTTTCTGTCAATATCCAATTGAGCAATCCATTCATCGCTGCTCTCTTCCTCATCTTCCATGCCTTCAAAATCTGTTTTGGCATCCAACAATCTTTCTGAACCTAATTGCTTTCTAACTTTTGTATCCTTAGTGGCAAATTCCACCATAGCGGTATAACTTGGAAGTTTGTTACCCGGAGTGCCGTCCTTTGCATCTTCATCTTTCAACCCGAACTTATGTAGCCGCACCAAATCAAAAGCATTACAGAGCTTGCCACTTATAGGATCGGTGCCGTGGTGGCTATACACATACTTATCATCGTACACCACCAAACCAGCCGCTGTGCTGCCTTCCTTATAACTGTATCGGTTCTCCGCATCACAGGCTTCGTACACATCACCCAAATAAACTTCAATAGCTTCTTGTATGCTGTAGGTACGGCAAAACGCACCAATAACACCAGGTTTCTCCAAGGGGTCGCCTTGCTTTAACATTGAGCGTCGCAAGATTTTATCCACTCTTGCGCTTACAGGCCATTCGCTGCTATCCATCCAATCCCTGTAAGTAGACAATACATCATCGGCGCATAACCAATCCCCATCTTGGTACCGGAACTCATAAACAGCTTCTTTTGAAGTGCTTGGCCAATACATCAACCGCTCAGGCTGGAAGGTGGTAGGGTCGAATAATTCAATATTTAACCCCCCTGCAATCCTTCGGGCAATAGCTTCATATTCATCCGGTCGTACCGGCCTGTCCAGCGGCATGATAAGCCGCAAACGTGGATTATCCGGAGAATGTTTGTGTGTAGAATAAACCACAGCAGAATTACCATGCAATAAGGTCAGGTCATCCCAAAACTCTGATTTGGCAAAATCTACATCAAGTGTGATTAATTGCCTGTGTAACACATTTCCAGCCTTACGTCTGCCGCCTATAAGGAAGCCTCCTACAAAGCCCCCGATGTCTTTAATCTCATCCTGCCGTGGCTTTTTCGCAGCGAGGTATTCAGCGTGGGTTTCGGCAGTTCTATGCGTAATGCTTAACTTTTTAACCAACTCACTCCAAACCATCTCCTTGTTTCGCCAACTGGTCTCTTTGCGGCTACGCCCGATACCTATATCGAAAACGCCATCATGTAGTATTGTTATATTTTCAGGCATTAGTCTTGATCTAAAGTTTAAATAAATCTACTGTTTTAAATCCCTTGGGGACACTATTGTGCTGCCGTGTGCCTTAATGTTTTCTCTCCATTTGTGAATAGAAGTGGCGATGGCCTGTTGTATTTGAACTATATAAAAAATTTATTTTCATCATTGTGATATGGATATATTTCAGCTTTAATAAAATCTTCCAATTTGCTTCTTTGTTCCATTGTCTCCAGTTTAATCAAAGCATAACCTTTGTTGGTTGAATAATTTAAAATAAAATCTTCGTCTTCATCTGCAATTAATTTAAGCAGTTCTCCACAATCAAAATCATCAGATTTTTTAATCTGTTCCAGCAAACTTTTAAAATCATCTTCTACCTCCAATGCTTCAATACTGTTTCTGAGATTTTCATTTGCTGCACCAAGCTCGGTTATCATTCCATCATCGCCACTCAGGTAATCATCTAATATTGCCCTTGTGGTATCAATGTGATTGTCCAATAGTTCAAGTACTTTTTCAATAAATTGGTTTCGGGATAGTTTTTTAGTTTTTTGCTTTTTCTTTGTCATTATTTTAATCTTTTTTATAATAGTTAGTTTCGTAGCTTTCTGCTGTAAGTGGCAATCCCTTTGCCCATGCAATCGGCTCACTCATTATTTTATTCACTTCCTCCAAACTGCCTTTTCCTTCCGGCATTTCACATACAATTTCATCGTGTACGTGCATAACTACTTTATACCCTGTGGCATCTATTTTTAACAGGGCTTCGGCAAGACAATCACGAGCAATTGCCTGTACGATATTCTCCACCAACTTGCCCCCGTAAGTATCTTGACTACCCCATTGTTTTGTAGTTTGGTCTAATCCTTCGTAGGTTAAACTTTCACCACCGAACTTGTTGGGTTTTAATTTGGGGCGTAAATAGGCAAGCCTTCTTTTACTTGGGAGTTCAATAAATAAAACTCCCTTTTCAACAAAAAAGCGGATACCGAACATGATTTGTACTGGAGAGCCTTGTGCAACTGCTGTTACAGCGGCATCTTCAACTTTTTCCCAAAGCCGAACAATGGCTTTGTTTGCATTTCGCCACATAGCAACGAGTTTTGGCAACTCCTCCTCTGTTAACCCTTGTTTTAAAGCCCCCATTTTCATAAGGGCATTCGGCCCGCCCTGATAGCCTAATGCCAATTCTGCTACTTTTCCTTTTTGCCGCAATGGCGAGCCTTTGGTTACACTTTCCAATGGCACTTTAAACATCTGTGCCGCCGAGGCTTCATATATTTTGCCATGTGTGTTGAACACATCCAGCCGCCATTTTTCACCAGCAAGCCAAGCAATCACACGAGCTTCAATAGCACTAAAATCAGCAACAATAAACCGATGCCCTTCGGGTGCAACAAAAGCAGTTCTTATTAGTTGTGAGAGGGTATCAGGCACGTTGCCAAACAGCATCTCAATCATTTCTAAATCCCCTTCCTTTACCAATTGCCTTGCTAAATCCAAATCAACCAAATGGTTTTGTGGAAGATTTTGTACCTGTACTAATCTGCCAGCCCAACGTCCTGTACGGTTAGCCCCATAGAATTGTAATAACCCACGAACACGGCTATCCGCACAAATACCCTTACGCATGGCTTCATATTTCTTTACCGAAGTTTTTGCCATTTCCTGACGGATAGTAAGCACTCGTGTTACGGTGTCGCAATAAGTATTTTGCAGCAATACAGGAATAGCTTCTTTGGTCAGGCTGGTAACGGTTGTACCTGTTTCCTCGCTTAACCAAACCTTTAATTGGTTTGTACTGTTGGGATTATTCAAAGCAGTTAGTTTTATTGCTTCATTGGTCAATCTTTCTTTGTTCGTAGCATCCAGGCTAATTGCGTTGCTGACGAAAACAGGATCGAGCAACAAACCTTCATCATTTATTTTTTGGTCTAAAGCCCACAACTTTTTTTCTGTTTCAGGAATTTCAAAAAATTTTATTTTTTCCCTTATTGCCTGTTCGGTAATAACGTCCTGTACACAGTAATCTTTGAACTGCTGCCATTTTTCGCTATCATGTTCGGGCAGGTTACGAGTACGTTCTCCATTGGCTTTCGTGGGCTTGCAGGGTAAGGAGAAATAACGTATCAGGGCTTTGCCAGCAGCACTCTTCTGTTGTTCTAATTTCAAAGCCTTTGCCACAGTTTCAAGACTAAGAGGAAGCCCCAACATTGAAGCCTTTACCATTGTACACTCCCACTGTTCAGGCGGTAAAATGAGATTGAAAAATTTTGCAATACAGGTTCTTTCAAAATTGGCATTGAAGGCTGTTTTTAAAACATTAGGGTCGGTTAATGCCTGCAAAACAACTCTTGATTTTTCCCTTATTTTAACATCTGTGGGTTTTGTTAAATCAAATATTTCAACAGGCTCACCATCTATGGAAAAGGCAAATAATAGTATTGTAAAATCAGGGGATTCCACATATTTATACACCCCTGATTTTATTAAGTCGGCAGAGCTGTAAGTTTCTATATCAATGGCGAGTGTCCTCATTTTAATCCTCAACAACGAAGTTGTTTTTTAACAGGTCTTTCATTTTTCGGTCTAATTCAGCAGTGGTTTTAAAGCCTTTTTCAAGAGTGTGCCATTCGGTTTGATTGGCGTCTTTAGCTTTTATCTTTCTGTCGTACTCGTGGCTCACAATATGCGTAACTTCTTTTCTGATTATAGTGAACCCTGCTTTAATCAACTTAAAGTGGTCTTTTGCATTCATGCTGCCTGGGTTTATAGTGTGAAATTGTCTTTATATAAATCCGTAAATTGTTTAGCTGTATATTCGGCTATTCAGGTCTTTTTTGCGTTGTTAGCGTTAGTGTAACCAGCTTCTTTATTTAAAGCGTCTAAGTTTTCAATGATGTATTTTCTAATACCTTCATGATTACAACCATTGTTGTACAGCCAAAGCAGGTATTTGGCAGGAACGTTAATCATCGCTTTTCCACGATGCGCGCCAAAAGGCATTATGCTGTTATCGTTAAATGGATCTGTCATAACATTTTTTTTTAAAGAGCAACCACTAACGCAGGTTGCTTAATCTCGGCTCGTTTACATAATTAACTTGGCCAACCAGCTACGGTAAGGCTTATGCTGCCTATTGCCCTATTGAGCAATGTTTTTAAAACAGATCGTCATCTTCACCAAGCACTTCAGCAAAATCGCTTTCTGCTGTGCTGCGTCCGCCTAAAGGTTCTCCATCTTTAGTTTTCATAAGGTGATTAAGCCCGCAAGCAATACCCTTGTTTCCGCTTGTATTAAAAGCATAGAAAGTAACGCTTGCCCTGCCAAAACAACCGCTGTACACATCGTCCTGATTTAATACAGGAGAAGCGTTTTTGTCCACAATACCAGGCTTTGTTTTGGCTGTGGCATTAATGAAATAACTGTCGGCATAAGCCTCATCTTCAGGTCTTTCAACATCACCATCACGAAGAGGTGTTTTTAAGTTAGCGGGTATTTTACCTCCAAACTTTGCCTTGCCTTGTTCTTTTGCTGCTGCAATAGCCGCATTGATTGCCGAAAGAGTTGCCTTATCACTCTTAGGAATGATTAGCGAGGCGGAATACTTCTTGTCTTGTCCTTCTTGTGCTGCTGAAGGTTCCCAAATATGCAGGTAAGAAAATCTTACAAGCCCTGTAACTACTTTCGTTGTTGAGGCTTCTGTTGTTGCTGTCGTTGTCATCGTTTTTACGTTTTTGTTGTTTAAAAATTATACGTTATAAAAGTTCCTCATTTAGGGTTTCTGCAAAGTCGAGTGCCGCACCTTCGGCGCTACTGTATTCAGGCCGCTTATCGCTTTGGGGTACAAGAGTAGGTTTACCAGGCGGCTTAACTACATATTCATTTACAAAAGTTTCAAAGTCGCTTTTGCCTATTACTTTTTCTAACTTTGTAATGCCTAATAAAGTAGCCGGTTCTGTAACCGCTTCTTTTGTATAATGAGCGTTAGTTGTAAGAACTTCAAGTATCCTGTCTTTATCAGTATAGGTCCGTATACTTCTACCTTCCACCAGTTTGTAACCCGGCCATTTCTTGCCGTTATTGACGGCTTCATGTAGAGCGTGTTCGCTTACGGCGTTTAACCACTTAGTGAATGTGTCGGCACGGCCGAGTATGTCCGCGATAGCGGCATCGTCTAAAAGAACACTGTCTTTAAAATCGTATTGGGCTAATTCCAAATTGTAGTCTGCATTGGCTTTGCATACCGCTTTTGCTTTGCAGAACCGACAGGCTTCGCCGGGGTTAAATTCACCCCTGCCGTCAAAGGCTAATGCTGCTTTTGGCTTTAGTTCATTTTCAGCCCAATCTTTCAGTTCTGTAACCGGCATTTCAAAAACGGAGATACTATCAAGCCTTGGCTGATAGATGGTCATACGCACCGTATTTATATCGTACATATAATCGAACTCCCTTAAAGCCCCCAGGCTATACAGCATCATCTGCGTGTTATTAATAGCTGACACAGGCACACCTTTGCCGTATTTCAGATCGATAATATCCAACACTCCATCGGCAATAATTACCACGTCTCCTGTACCGAACCCATCAGGCACATAGTCGGTAAGGTTTAGCTTTTGTTCCAAAAACAGAATAGCATCTTTAGTGTGCATTTGCGCCTCGGAAAATTGCTCCAAAACATAAGTTGCATATTGCTCCATATATTCCTGCATGCTTGCTTCAAACTGGCTGTCTGCATGAATTGTCGCCAATGCTTTGATATACGCTGCTTTAGCCGCTTTAGTGGTACGTTTGGTTTTATACCTTATCAAAAGCTCACCTAAAGCATGGGCCAATGTGCCTTCGGATGCTGCTGCACCGGAACGATCCGGGAACTGCTGTTCCAATCTTGCGGATGGTGTACAAGCCAACCACCTTGATGCGCCTGACGGGCTAAGTATTGCGTGGTCTGCCATAATTAAAGTGCATTTACTTTGGTTAGAAAACCGGCATATTTTTCTTTTGGTAAAGCCGTTACATTTTCTGCTTCAAACTCTGTCAAAAGGGATTTTAATTCAGTACGTTTACCTGCCTGTGCCTTGGCTTGTACTGCCACCCTTACCTGTTCAAGTGTTACGTTTGCTGTAGTGGGAGGTGTTTCTGCAACAGGGCCTGCTTTTGGTTCGACCCTTTTTAAGACTGGGAGCGTAACTGCTTCTTCATTTGGCTTGTCTATTTTTTGTTCGAGCAATTCGCCTTTTACGCCAATTGCAAAAGAATTTGAAAGGTCTTGTACCGCTTGTTGTATCTCGGCTGCGGTGCCACCGGTAATTGTTAATGTGATGTTCATTTTATGCTGTTTTTAAAAGTTTCTTTTGAAGATTTTTGCTGTTGCAATGGGTTAGCCAGCCATTGTAAGAAGCAATGGATGCCGGGTTTTTTCTTGCTACCAGCATTCGTGCAAAATTTTGTTTGATTGATTTTCTAATTCTTGTGTGGGTATGGTAAAACACATAGCCGACAAAGTCAATACCCCTTTTCTCTACAGGGAATATTTGGTAGTTCTCCTTTACAGTTAATTTTAAATTTTCACCTAAATACTGTTTTATATCTGCTAAAATTTGATGCAGATAAGGTTTGTTGTCAGAAAGGATCACAATATCATCGGCGTAGCGGAAGTAGTATTTTACTGCTTTAGCAATAACCATCAGTTTAAGGTGGGCAAGTATTGCTTTGCTGTCATTTGCCAGTGCATCGTGGATACTACCGTTCAGTACATCCCCGCTTATGTCTAATACCTGACAGGCATCTTCAAATGTTTTTACACGTTCTGTAATTTTTACAGCCGTTGCTTTTTGCGTGTTTGTTGTGATTTCTAATTTTTGCATTTTGATTGATTTCTTATTTTGATAAATATTTTTTAATTGATTTTAAAAAGTAAACCGCTTCTATCAACATGATAAGTGGAAGTGTTACGCATATCCCACACACGATTGTGTATATCATATTTAGCAGTAGTTTCATTATTGCGTTGTTTTAATTGAAAAAGTGTTTTGCGTAAAAAAGCTCTTTCTTCAATCCTAGTGGCTTCTTTTAATCGGTTAGTGTACCAATCAATTTGAAAGGCTAACAACTGTGCGGGGGTAGGAAGATTAAACATTTTCCACCTCCTCTTCGATTTGACTGTCAGCGTATATCTCACCCCAGTTAATAGCATCAATGCCGCCGTCTTCTGGGTCGTAGTCTGCCGATACTACCATTGTTTGATTTACTACCAATTGCCCGAATTTTCTTTTTTCTGTGATTTGATGTGAAAATGTTAATTTTGCCATGATGAAATTTTTATTTCGTTATGAAATGAAAGCCTGTTGAGTGATGATCAATGGGCTTTTTTTTATACCCTTATTTTTTTAGAATGTCCATTATTTAAGTTTTCAAGCTGTAGTGCAAATCGGTCAATTTTTATTTTTCTCTTGGGCTGTGGAGAGCTTAGGTTCTCCACTTTTACCAAGAAGGCTTCCATCTCCATAATATTGATGGAACCCTTTTGCAACCGCTTTCGTAGCACAGTAGCTTCTTTAATTATCTCATTGCTCAT